AGCCAGCTGTAGCTGTGTACTCGAACCTATTTGCGGTTCCATTTACTGTGGAGCCAGCCGCAGCCCACCCGCTATTTTTATAAACTTTTAGCTCATTTGCTGTTGTATCAAAATACAACGCACCATCAACAAGCGCATCGCCATCATTATCTACAGATGGATTAGAAGTTTTAGCTCCTAAAAATCTATCATCAAAATTATCTAATAAACTTTCAGCTGCAGTTTTTGCAGTTTCGGCTGCTGTCTTAGCAGTTTCAGCATCGTTCTTATGAGATAAAGCTGTTGCAGCAGAGTTAGCTGCAGCTGTAGCATTTGTTGCTATTGAGCTTGCATCCAGGCTAACTTCTAAATCTCCGTTTGCATCAAAAGCTAATAATTTACCAGCTCTTGTAGCTGCAGTTTGTGCAATCTCAGATGATGCAATACTATTAGATCTTGAAATTTTAATAGCTCTATCTAATTCTTCTTGTAGCTCTTGTTGTTGTAAAGTAATTTTATCAAGAGCTGCCTCATGTGTTTCAGCTGGAAACGGATCATTAGCTATGTAATCTGTTTCTTGAGTTAAATTTGTATCTCTTAATAATACAACAGTATTACCCGTAGCTGGAGCCGTTCCAAAAATTACTTGTCCACCCGCTGATCCATTATCTACAATAGAATAATGAGTAGTGATACTTTGTATTGTTTCGGTTCCGTTTGATGCTCTAAGAATTACTGTAAGCTCGCTTGTACTATGTATTGGAAAAGTATAGGCAAAACTTGTTGTAGTATTATCTGCGTTATACGAATTTTTTACTGTTAAACTTGATACTGTCATATTTTTTAAATGGGTTATTTTTGGAAAAATTATTAGGCGTAGTCCACCTACTATATTTTTCGTATTAAATTAATTTGTCAATTCTGTCTATAGAATTATTCAGAAATTTGTGGTGTATCTGATGGCATATTTTCGCCTGGATACCACCAATAATCTCTGTTTTCTTTAGTTTGGTATCTTTTAATTACATTGTTGTTTCTTTTATGAAATTTAGGATCTATTAGATTTTGCATTGTATCTACTATAATCCTTTCCCATGCTGCTCTAAGATACCATATAGAGCTACCTGGGGTATATTTTTTAACAAAATTAGAAAACTCTCTACCTAAAGCTGGCTCTTTACCACCAGGCATATATCTAAATGTTTCATCAATTAATCCATAAACATCTCTAGCAAAAGCTACTGGTAGTCCAAGTAAAGCATCTGTGACATCGGTTCCAAAGTTTTCTCCCTCTGCCTCTTGATAAACTAGATCTCCAAAAATACCTAATCCACCACCTCCAATTAATCTTGCTAACCAGTATTGAAACATTTGTGTATTATCTAAATTTTTAAAATTAATTACATCTCTGCCTTTTAATACTTCTCTCATCTCGTGTGAGTAAGCATTCATTAAAGTTGTACCAATTAAAAATGGTACTAGATAACCAGCTTTGCCTTTTAAACCAGTTTCTCTTAAACCTCTCATTATGTGAGTAAAACCAATTGCAATTGCAAAATTTTTAAACATCAATCCAGATGCTAATATTTCTCCAGCAAATGTTCCTGGTTTATTTTTACCCATAACAGCAACTCTTCCTCTAATAGCAGCCGTAGGTATAGCATGATCTGTTTCTGTAAAGATCATTTCCATTATTCTGCCGTGCAATCTATTAGCCTCTGCTGGATCTAAGTCAGATCTTTTTAATAAATCTTCTGGCTTAAAAAACATAGCCTCTCCAGGCTTAATATTTGCATCATCAATAGCAGCATCATATAATTTAGTTTGTCTTATAATATCCCAATCTCCCTCTCTAATTCCATAAGTCTCTAAAGTTTGTGTAAGAGATCTACCATAAGATTGCATTTTAGATTTTTTTGTAAGCTCTCCAAGTTCATCCCAAGATCTATTAAAGTTATCTCCCAAGAAACCCATAAACTCCATACCAAATGCCCAGCGACCAGCTTGAGTTAAATGTGATAAACCAGACGCTCTAAGTGTTGCATCTGATAACATCTTTGCAAGTATTGGCGCATCTGTATCTATAAAATATCTATTAGCAGCTGATGCAATAGTTGACCAATGCTCAGCAACTAACCCAGCTCTAATAGCTGCCTTAGACCAGGTTTTGTCTGTTTTTAAACCATCCTTAATTAATTTTAATGCTTTTCTATTTGCTTTGTATGCGGGTAATCCAAGAAACTTAGATGTCATTCTTGAAAAGAAAAAGTCAGATTGTGCAAGTAGTGTTGCAGATCCAATAACAGCAGAAGTTAAAATGTGTCTTAAACCAGCAAATCCCATAGCCCACCATTTATCAACACCAGAATTTAATCTACCAGAATGCGCTAAATATAAATTTTCTAATCCCTCTATTTTTGATCTAACACTTTCTCTTTCTTTGATTGGCATATCTTTTGTATTCACTCTTATAAGATCCACCATATATCTAAACCCAGCGTTAGGATTTGGTCCCAAGGCTCTCATCATTGCAGTATCTCTGCTGATGCTTTCTAAATGCTGGTATATTGTAGATATAGTATCTTCATCGCCAAACTTAGATTGATAAGCCATATAACTATCTGCATCTTTAAAAACTAAAAATCTATGATCTAACCTGGCGTTAGCTGTCATACCAGATGCGTTGCTCATAGTTCTTGATGTAGATCTTGATCCAGGTACTAATTGACTTACTCCCTCAGTTCTTATTGCATCATAAGTTCTTGGTAATTCTAAAACTAATTCTCCTCTTGTAAATGATCTACCCGTTTTATTATTAATCATTCTTTCAAGATCTAATTTAGGTAAAATATATTCAATCCATTCTTCTTGTGTAGCTTGACCAACTTTAACTGGATTATGTGGTTGTGGTAAATAATTACCTTTTATCTTTGCAACATTACCACCAAACTGATTGTGTCTAGTTCTTGCAAGCTCCATAGCCTCATTGATTGCTGCAGCAAATTCTTTTGCTAAAGGATTAGCAGTAGATCCAGGTTCTAGTATTTCTTTAATAATTAATGGAGTAGTCATTTTTTGAAATTTATTTCTTCTGCCAAAATAACTTGTTCTATACTTCTCCATAAACTTAGCTAAAGGTGCGTGTACTAAACCAAGCTCAGTTCTTTTCATGTTAGTAATAGATAAGATTTGATTGCCAGCATCTTGATCAAATATAGATCTTATACCCTCAATAATATCTTTATTACCTTTTACATCTCTATAATTTTCTACAGTAAATTTATTTTGTGCTTGTGATCTTGCTTGAAATAATGCGTTTCTTTTAGATCTAATTCTTTTTTCTAATTGTACATCCCATGTTTCTTTAGCAGCAGCTCTTTCAGCCTCAAAGTCATTAAAGCCTTGAGACTTAAATTTATTGTATTGTTTATCAAATTCTATTCTATGTGCATCTGCTGCATCAGATGTCATCTCTCCATCTCTAAGCGCATTGCTAATACATTTTAAATAACTCATTTACAATCCTTTAATCTTTCTAAGGCTTGAGCTGCCTTAGCATCATTTTCCATAAACTCTCTCATTGGCTGAACAATATCTACTTCATCTCCAGCTGCATCTATTCTTGTCCCTACATGAATATTAGTGTCAATTAATTCTTCTGATCCTAAGCCTTGTTTTTCTAAAGCTGTGAACCAAGCATCGTCTAATTCCATTCTTATATTTTCTTTTGCCTTTTCAAACGCAGCTAAACCTTTTGCAGTTTTAAATTGATCTGCTTTCATTTTGTAGAGCTTATGAGATCTTGTTAAAATTTTAGAAGTTGATTTTAATCTAACTTGTAATTCAACTGTCATGCCATCTTTAGTTAAAAGCTGCATGTGTATAGCTCTATATCCAGATCCTCTTCCACTATCAGTTTTTAAAAAATCGTCAAACTCTATAGCTTTTACAGAATTTTTAATATCTTGAGCTACAGCTCTAACCTGGTCAATAGTATCAAGATCTATTCTAGCTCTTAATAAATCAGATACTTCCTCAATATTACGAGTTTTTAGCTTTTCTGCCAAACTTGCGTCATCTTTTAGACTTATATCTATATTGGCTTTATGCTTTTCTTTGAATTTATTAAGAAAACTTAAATAACCATCATAGTTCTTTTTGGCTAAAGCCTTTAATTCGTTGATGTCATTAACGCTATGATATATAATTCTTTTACTTATGGCACTTGTAGAACCAATAGCTTTATTATCAGATCCTCGTAAAGACGGAGGAGATGCTGTAGCATCTGCTAAAACAGTAGATGGTGGAGTAGCTTTTGTTCGTTGGGATCCAGCTGCCAAATCTTGGGAAATAGATAATTCTTTAACTGCTGGAGATGTGCTTACACTTCCACCGC